AATACTACGGTATTCACGAGCTTATCCCAATGGGATCAACTCGCCTTCCAAATCTTGGTGGCGGTGAGCGTGGATTCGTTGACTGTGCATTGACTCTCGGAGTGTACCATCCTGGCGCACACGGTGTCATCCAAGACGTAACCTAACCCCTAAATAAAGGAAATATAATATTATGTCTACATTAGCATTAAAAAAAATCGGAGATATTCAAACTCTAGCACTAGGCTATACGCACGAAGCATCCATTGACATCGCAGCAGATGTACCAAATGGTGGTGTTTTGAACGTAAATGTCGGAGGCTCAGAACTTGCGGGTAAAATTGGCAAGGCATCGGTCGTCGTTGACAAAACGGTCCCAGCAACATCAACATCAGGCACTACATATACTGGATATACCATAATTATGGGTGATAATGGAGATACAAATGGACTAATTGCAGCGGCTCAACTTTGCGAAGGCCAAACTCCAGTTGCGGAAGGAACAATCCTCACCAACACAGGTGACGATGTTTACCTTGCTCCTGCAATTGATAACCTAGATATTACATTCACATCAGCAGGTGAAGCCAACGAGGCTCTTGCTAATGGTGGTAAGGTTCGTGTTCTTATCGAATACTACCCTACCGCTGGTGAATTGTTCTCTAACTAATTAAAGACTGGTTGGGGGGCGCAAGCCCCCCGCCTTTTTTAATATGGATATCATTGTTCCTAATCTAAAGAAATATTCTGATGGCGAGATTGATCGTGCCTTCATGAATGAGATTAAAAACGGCTTCAACCTCGAGAAGAAGACGGAGAAACAACGGGTTGCACAAGCAGCCAAAGAAGCCCAGGCACTAAAGGGGACAGTCCACCCAGTTCTTGGCAAACCAGTTGCAACTATTCCTCACCGGGAATACTTCCGACTAGTCCAGAAGTACGGTCAAGAGACTGTGCATTCTAAAGAATTTTTAAAATACTACAACAAGAAGTTCCCGGAACTTACACCCAATAAAATATAAATAACAATGGCACAATACCCCACAGAGTCGTTTACAAACCTTCAAGAAAGGTTCAAATCAATAGCAGGGCTTCAATCGTTGGAAACAACTGATGCGAGTTTTTTTAGACAAGCAGTTAATAGACGGTTTCGTACCGCATATCAGCGTTATCCTTGGCCTGACTTTACCGTCGTAGGGGAAGCCGTAACAATAGATGGAAGCACTAGCAACACTATTCAAACATTTAATATAGCGTCACCTCATACAAATATTAAGGTATTGGCTAATGATGCAGATGTTGTATTCAGAATACATAAAGCGGATCCTAAGTCTGCTCGTTACCCCGAAGAATATACTTATGTGTCCTTGTTGAATGCAGGCGGAAAGCCTTCTGTACAAATCATATCACCAACGAATGTCTTTACTAACGATGCTCCCGGAAACGTTTTTGTTACTTACAGAAAAGACGTTGAGGCAGTTATTAAAGATGGTGTTAGCGGACACACAACAGGATTTTTTGGAGATGCTAGCGGGGATAATGAAGATGTCCCATTTCGATTCTTTGAATACATGGCTTTCGGAGCATATGCAGATTTTCTTCGTGGAGATGGACAGACTGACAAGGCACAAGTAGAGGATCAAAACGCAGAGATTATTCTTCGCCAAGAGATTGATATTGTAAGAAATCAAAGTCGCCAGTTCCGTCACGATATACTTCAATACCGTCCCCAGACTCAGTTCCGCCGTCACAACATCCAAGCCGGTGGTACTCCTTTGGATCAGACCGAAACACTACTGAACAATAACGTCCAGTAATGCCGTCTGATTCTACATTCGTTGAAGTCAAAAATGCTTTCCAGGCTATTGCTGGCCTGGAGAGCTTGACTGCGGCTGACGAGTTCTTCTTAACGAGTTCTGTAAATCGTGCAGTGCATCGTGCTTATAATGAGTCCGATAGCTGGCCTCGCTATTTAGTGGTAGGCGAAGAAAGGTTATTGTTTCCTTACAAACTATCAGGAGGTGATTCTTTGACAAGCACTTTAGTTAATCAAAACTTTAAGTTTTTTGGTTTGGCTGAGGCAGGCACCGTCTCAATTGGAGGCACAAAGGTGTATAACGGTGCTGACGGTCTTGCTACTAGTAATACATTGATTTATAAAAATACGGGTAATGCGTGGGTAGTTGCAACCAATGTTACAAGTAGTGTAAATTCATCTGGAATAGTTTCCTTTGGTGACTCAGGAACCGTGCAGTATACCGAAACAGATACTATTAAAAACGATGCAGTGGAAGATGTAAAAATTTGGAACCCAAGAGGTGGTGCAAGCAAACTCAAAGTTTTAACTCAAAACTTAATACCTTACGTTGAGGGTGGGTCTACTTCAATCGGTGAATTTCTGCGCATTTACAGAAGTAAACCATTTGTAAACAACTCAGCACTTGAGTATGAATTTTATGTTGATTCACTCGGGTGCAATGTTCTTAATCTTAGATCATCAACGGCTCACTCGGTTTTTGTAAATTATAAAAAAGAACTGACAACTAACTATACTCCCGACAGCACTGATATTCCATCGGAGTTTGTGGATTACATTATTTATACAGCACTATCAGATTTCTATACTGGAGATGGCCAAGCTGAAAAAGCAGCACTAGCTGCTAATCAAGCTAATGCAATGCTTGACATAGAATTATTGCGTTTAGATAAAAAAGCGAACAACAATACAATTAACAAAAGATTTTCAACATACGTAAATCGGCAAGCCCGATAGTAACCCCCTGTGATATAATACACAATTATGGCAAGTTCAAGAAATAACGCACTGGAGTTTAGCTCCGCAGGTTCAATAGTAATCAATGCAGCCGACGGTGCAACCGCTGGTTCGTTTGGAGCCATCCAGTTTCTTAAGGATTCAACTCTTTCGGCATTGACTGCTACTAATGTAACTAATTCCGCAGACCTCCTTACCACTTTAGGGGCAGGAACAATTGTTTATGGCAACTTTACCTCCGTTACTATTAGCGGTGGACTAGTTCAACTACACAGGGTCTAATATGCACGTTAGCCTTGATTCAGCACTGGGTCGCCAGCGTAGGCTGAACTCAGTAGGCGAGAGCGTCCTGCAGATTGCTCCTAACGCTGCGGCGGCTTACAGCCTCCGTAGTCTTACTGGTGGTGATCCCAAGGTTGTGCGTGTGCGTCGTGAAATCGACAATGCAGAAAGTGACTTTACGGCTGCTGGCATATCCTCTGGGGCGTTGACTTCTTTTGTTAATGATATACAAACAGTAGGCACAGCGGTTAATGGCACTGGTTCCTTTGATAACTATACTGTTAGTAACTTATCAAACACTGGGTTCTCCGCTGACAATAGTGCTGGAGGAACTGGTTCGGCTGGATTCCCTTATGTATTTAAAGACGAAGACATATTAATAGTCAAATATACTGTTACCAATTTTAGTAGCACAGCTAGTTTAAGCCCACAAATAAGAGGTGTAAGCGCAACAAATAGTGTTACGGGAAAAACTAATTCAGGAACTGCTTTTACCGCTAATGGAACTTATACGGATGTTTTAACTGCAACGGCAGACGGAACTCACTTAATGTTTGCTGATGGCAATACGGGTTCCTACACAATAAGTGACTTTGAAATTGTATCTCATTCAAGTAGTGGCTTTGTAGAGACTTGGTATGACCAGTCAGGTAACAGCAAGGATGCCGTGCAAGCAACCGCTGAAAGCCAACCTAAGATTGTAAGTGCTGGTATCCTAGTAACCGAGGGTGGGTTGTTGTTTAATGGTGATACTAATTTCTTTGATATTGGAAGTTCTATATCCCTTGGAACTGAGTTCTTTTTTACTGGGGTATTAAACAGAAATTCAAGAGTAGATGCTAACGGAACAATTATAGGAAACGATGGTGGAGGCGGGGGCAATCGAGCATTTATAAATAGCTCAACTAATACTATAGGTATAAGGGATGGAGATGCTAACATACAGTCTTCTTTGGTTCCTTCAGATAGTTCGGACAGTTTAATTAGTTACCAAGCGTCGGCATCAAGTTTTACTTTTATTTTAAATGGAACTACTAATGTTAAAAGTGCTTTAACTGGTGGACAAGCATTTAGATATATGGGTGGAGGAAGTGGTTTTAATCTGTCTGTTAATTTAAAAGAATTAATAGTTTACGACACTGACCAAACAGCCAACCGCACAGCCATTGAAGCTAACATTAACAGCCACTACTCAATATTCTAATGCTTTATTTAATATACGCAAGCAAGGAAGCCGCCATTGAACGTGCCGACGAAGAAGGCAAGGAACTTGGCTTTGATTACTGGATTGAGGACAATGGCATAGGCACACGTTGGCTTACCTATCCCGCTGAAACCGCTGACCATATGTGGGCATTGGACGTAACTAACTACGACCTGGACGAGTCCGAGGAGTCATCAACCGTTGACCACTACACACCCCTACCTGACGAGGACTAAATGCTATGCAAGATATTATCTACAGATCAACAATCGGAACAGGGGGCTTTATAGCTACTATTGAACTTTCTCCCGTTAATGGAACTCTTGGTTTTTGCGTAGGACTAGCGACATTCATCTATATGTCCGCATCCGCCATCAAGGTAATCATAGAACTACTAAAGAAATAATGACACCAGAACTAATAGCAATGCTCGGAGGAGGAATCAGTGGCTTCGTAATGAAGCTCATCGGCACTCAGATGGAGAGTCAGGCTCGCCAGTTCGAGCGTATGCTTACGTCCCAGCAAGCAGCAGATGCCTCAGCAGATGCAGCGGCAAAGCGTGACGGTGGGGTCATAGTTCGTAGGTTCCTAGTTGTATGCA